TCTCGAAGGCCCGCCCCTCTTGATCCGCACGACGTTCAACCTCTCTCCGATCCTGAGAACGACGGTCTTCCTGGCTGCTGTCTGGCATTGTGACAACTCAGGCACGCGACACTTTTACCGAGTCACTGCCTGAGCCATCAAGCAAAGACTGCAACCAGCTATCGACCAAGTCATATTGGACCTGACGGGTACCACCTTTCGCATACGTGACGCTGATGACATCAACAGACTCGCTTGCTGTCTCACGTCCAAGGTCCACAACCAACGGACCAGAATTGGCACGCATGGCCAATTCAGCCGTTGCCTTGACGAGTTCAGAGGGTATCGTCTTATTCGGGCGATAACCAGAAGCACTATCTTGCCACGCTACATCGATGCGCGGCCAATCAAGTGCTTGTTCATCAGTAAACCGGCAGCCAGACCAGCTGCCAGTGTAAGTGTAAGTGAGGTAGTCAGTCGCCTCTCTCAGGCAACGCTCCTTCTCGGACAACTCCAAGTCTGTCCAGGTTTCACCAGCAGCGCGAACCGAGTGATAAGCGTCAGCTTGCGCGACGCTGCAGTACGACTCAGCGTCAACCTTGCCAGTTCCGTCTTCAACGACCAAGGCCATGGATAATCACCAAGGTTGATCCACCAAGAAGGGCATCGCGGGCTTCACTAGCCATGCGTTCCAGCGCATCTTCGACTTTTAAGTGGTGGTCGGCAGACATTTTTTGACCGTTAATCTCCGCATACTCGTGCGGGACATAGTCAATCTGCTCAATCGCCACGTCAAGCCCATTTACGACAGGAGGCTGCCGCAGAACAACAGTGACGCCGTCGTAAGAAGCTACGCCACTATCACCCGACCAGCGCAAAATTCTCAACTTCTAGCCTCTTAAATAGCCCCCTCAAGCTTTTGGCCTGAGGGGGCGAATAGCCGAGGGAGACTCAGCCAGGAGACAACTAGAATGGGAAATCAGCCGGTCAGACCGATGAGCTGAGCGACGAAATCGCCCTTCATCGTAGCAGCGCCCCAGGCCGCGCCGACCTCGTAACGCACGCGACGGTACTGCTTGTACATCGCGAACTCGAAGCTCAAGCCCGTGCGCGGATCGGTCAACACGATCCGGTCATCAGCGCTGTCGCCTTCAGCCGGAACAGCCGGCACGCGCATGGCGAGCTGGATGGCCGAGCGGTGGAAGGCGAGGTTACGGTTGGCAATCGCGACGACGGTGATGGCCTTCGCGCCGACCATCGCGACGCGGATGCCAGGCGAAGCGATGATGAGCGTACCAGCGTTGGCCAGCGTACCGCCAGTCACCGTATACTGGTTGGTGTCACCGGCAAACGTGATGATGTCACCCTTCACCAGACCAACAGCAGCGGCAGTCAGCGTGAACGTGGTCGCGCCGACAGCGTAGCCCGCCGCATCCACCGTCGCCGTGATCGTGCCGATGGTGCGGGTCGTCACCGCAGCCGATTCGCGCGTCGCCATGCCCGACAGCGGCAGCAGGATGCCCTGGTTGCGCAGGTCGACGGCGCTTTGGTCAGCGGTGTTGGGGATGGTGGCCTGCGAGCGGAGCGTGGTGCCCTCGAAAGTGCCCAGCACGAGCGAAGTGTCCGCCGTGTTCACCGGGCATCCGTTGTCCACCAAGATACGGCGCACGCCAGCCGCGTCGCCCAGTCCCGAGTTGAAGACTTTGGTGCCCGCAGCGCCGAAGCAGCGGCTCGCGCCTTGCACGCCGGCCAGCCACGTGTCGGCCTCGATTTCGTTGACCAGCGTGCGGATCGCTTGCGAAATTTGATCACGCTGGATTGCACGATGGCCGTGAGCCGGACCCACCGACAGCTGCTCTTCACCGGTCCACTGGAAGGGGACGACCTTGGACTTCGTGATGGTGAGCGCGTTGTTGCCGATGGTCTGCGCGCCGGTATCAGGCGGCAAGCGGTCGGGCGTCGCGTTTTCCGACGCACCGGCCGGAGTCACGAACGAACGAATCGGCGTATTCACTGCAGCGCGGTCAGCCGAAGCATTCAGCGTCACAGACGGAATCATGCCGGTAATTTCCCGAGCGACGGTGTCCATCGCTTGGTACAGATCAGAAATCAGCCCGGTCAGGGTGGTGGTATTTGCCATGGTAGTTCAGAACTCCGAAGTGGATGAGTGTTGGTCAGTCCACGATGGTCGCTTCTCGGGCCGCTGCCGCCTTTTCGGCAACTCCCAGCGATTCCCATTGCGCCCTCGTGATGGTCTTGGAGCCACCACCACCCGAACCACCACCGGAGCCACCACCCGAACTGCCAGAGCCGCGCAAGATGCTTTCCTTGTACGGATACTGATCAACCAGAACGGACAATGCCTCTTCCGGGTCTGCGAGTTCCCCAGGCCGCGTACGGCTGAAAATCTTGTTCCCAGAATTGTCGACGGCGTAGACTTTCCCTTGCTCGATACCGAAATTGTTCCCGAAACGGGCTTGTACGATGTCGGCCGGGATCGCGAGGGACTTCTTCACGAAAGCGGAATTGGCGAAAACCGAGCCAATTTCTTTCTCGTAGAGCGTGTCTTGCAGCCCTTGGAGCTGCGCGGTGGCATCCGCTAACCGTTCCTCGTAAACCTTTGCGACTTCAGTACGGACTTCGTCCAACTTGCCGGCATCCACCAGCTTTGTCAGGTCGAGAGTCTTCAACTTTTCCAGGGCGGCGAGTGCCGCCTTCGGATCAGTAATCCCCGAGAACGAGGAGAGCTTGCCTTCGGCTGCTTCCTTCGCTTCACGGTGTGCCTTGGCTTCGGCGTTTAGCCGAGAAATCGTCGCCACGGTTTGCGCCGCGTCGAACTCGATTTCCTTGCCGTCGTCGTGCACATAAATAGGCAACTTGTTGCCATTCACGTCCTTGACGATAGCATTACCATTGGCATCGAGCTTGAGTTTCATCTTTCAGGCTTTCTCGGTCATCCGACCGATTTGGTGGAGGGTCATCCGACCCGGATCACTGGCGGCACATCCATGCCTCACAGCACGCCGCGATCGTACCACAGCGCCACGAGCACGTCTATAGTCGAACGCAGTTCAGAACAACTTGCACCGACAGCGTTGCACTGTCAGTTTGATCAGAGTTTTGCTCGTGCAAATGCTGCGGCGTCACGCTCGCGCAGCTGATCAAGTGTGAGATATCGTCCTTCATTGTTGAAGAACTTATCGAACTTCACACCACCCTTGCGCATAAGAATACCACGAGTAGGGCCGAGAATCTCGTCTTGTCGAGCGGTACTTTGGCGCTGAAGCCAAGCTCCGTACTTCGTGTTCGCAGACACTGGGCCATCGACTGAGGCTCTGACCTTTGGTAACTCGAGCTTGCTAAAAATGTCGTCACGCAGCACAGGGATCGATATACTGCGACAGCCCCAGTGAATCCGGCCAGGACCTGCGCCCCAAGGAATTTTGTGGCCGATCGGGTCGTGGTGGTTTGTGGTGTACTTCAAGCCATCGCGAATTTGACAAGTTGGCGTCGTACGCGAGTCAAGCGTGCTCACCCACTCTTCCGCACTGAACAGGTCATCGTTTTCTTTGTACATCTCTTCGCGAACCGTCGCAGCAGTGTGTGATACTGCGGTCCTCACCACAGTTTCTGCATCGCGGCGATCGATTTCGAGAATGCCATCCTTAAAATTCTGGTCACGACGACCACGGATCGTGCGCACGAGTTCTTCAACAGTCTTGCCTTCTGCAAACCCAACTGATATGGCATTGCCCAAGCGTCGCTGCCGAGTACCAGATAACTCACTGAACCACTCGGACAATAACTTGCCTTGAAACGGCTTCGATGTAGCTGCTGCGTGGACTTGTTCTAACGTCGGAACGTGGATGGTGTGGTCGAACAGCTTTTGCTGGTATTCATACTCATACTCGGCCAACTTGCGTAACTCGGGCGTCACTTCTCCTAGAATCTTGGCTTGCAACTCTAAATCAAGGCCACGAACACCGGCCATCAATTCTTGCAAGCGGCGGACTGTGAACGACGCCGGGTCGACATTCTGCAGCGCAATCGTTAGTCTAGTCGCAATGTCCGTGTCGATATTGCGCATCAACGCGCGGATGCGCCGCACCACATCGTTCGAGTAGTGGACCAGATCGATTGCGTGATCGACTGCAGCATCGATCAAGTACGAGCGGTCATTGACGCCCACGAGTTACCTTCGGCTCAAACGTCAAAGTCGGCTTCACAGCCTGCACTTCATTTGCATCGTCCGGGTCTTCCGCAGTGCGCGAATCAGAACGCCAGTCACGAGTCTTGTCGTACGACACATTGTCACAAAATTCGGCCATCGTCGACTTCATCTCTTCGTAGTCCATCTCAGAACCCCTTCTTGTCAGGCCACACCGCAGGGTCGATGTAGTATTTCGACGCGACCGCAGGTGTGTTGCCTAGGAACGAAGACACAGTCTTGCTGACATCAGCGTGGAGCTTGTTCCACTCCTTTTCATTTTTGGGCTTGGGCGCAGACTTAATGGCGCTGATAGCTGTGGCTGTGCCCCACATCGTGCGAAAGTCTTTCGGGCTGAACCCCTTCGACCTCGTCATCTTGTCCATCGTGTCACGGACCTTGGTGTCACGAGTGTCGAACACGCGGGTATTCTCGCTGAGCTTCTTGCCACTCAAGTATGCAGCCAACTCAGGGTCCTTGAACATTCGTTCGTTGACCTTACCCGACTTGCCAGGAAAGTTGAGTGATACCATGTCACCATCAATCTTTACGTGTTGGCCAAGCAGAGTTGAGGCACCATACGCCCGCTGCGCTGCAAAAGTCTCACGGTCACTGCCAACGCGAATCCCTGTGCGCTCAATCACACGCAGGACCGCAGCCGAGTCATCGCCAGCCTTCATTCCAGCGGCGATCTTTGAACTTAGTGCGGGCAACTCAGAGTTAAACTCCTTCAGCCGCGCGAACTTTTCCGCTGCTGACGCTTCAGAATGCGCAGCACTGTAGATCGGCTGAACTCGACCCTTGGCGTCGATGCCACGGTACTGCAGAGGTGCGTTGTAGTCGGGATTGAGCGCCACACGCACGTGACCCGGCTTCGCGCCGATTTCCTTGAGCCGCGCCGCGATGTGGTCGGGCACGGGGTCACCATCGGCAGTCTCCCACCGTTTCTTCTCTTTGTTGTACTTCAGGTCATTGTAGTGCTTGTCCTTCTCTGTTCCGCGCAACTTCATTTCGGTGGGTGAAGCATGCGTGAACGAGATAAACTGACCACCATTTGTGCGACCCACCGGGGCACGAGGGTGGTCCGCCTCATTCCAGGTCGAAGTTTGCATAGCTTTACGCTCCAGCGTTCGGGTCGGTAGGTGGCACAGGTGTCGCGTACGGCGGGCCAGCCAACGGGTCAATCTTCCCAACCGGTGGGCCTTCCTCGTTGATCTTTTCTTTCTCGTCGTCCCAATTGACCTCAGGGCTGACGATGCCGCGACGCTTCAGTTCGCTAATCAGCGTCCCGTTGGACAGCTTGCCGGAGTTGGCCATACTAACGAGCAGTTGAGCACTTGCCTCAGCTAGTGTTGCCGCGCCGAAGTCCTTGAACAGCGTAACATGACCGCCAGTCGGCAGCGCCATCCACTCGGCGAAAAACTGTAGCGCCGTGTCGATACCATCTTCAAGCGCGAGGGTCTGTTCTTGCAATGCACACATGCCGACAGCATTGTCGCTGGCGACTTCAGTTGCCGTTACAGGACCACTCTTCAATACGAGCAACTCGGCGCCAGCTTGGCGCATGTCTTCCTTCAGGTCATCAAGCGAGGTCTTACCTGCGCCAATAGCCGCACCAGTGTGTTCGGTGTACGTGAGTGACGCTTCTTGCGGCAACTTGACCGCAGCACTTGAGCCAACAACAAGTTTAAAGCTCTTATCCACACCAGTGGCCACAAGGATTGGCACTCGTGCGACATGCGTTAACGTGTCTTGGTCACTCTGGCTTTGCCAGTGCTTCACATTCAGGTGCGCTAGCTCAATCAGTGCAGACCTAGACACCATCGGTGAGACGCGTTCACCATATACCGGCACGAACGGAATTTCAGCAACGGTAGACACGCCCGAGTCGAAGGGCGTCCAAGCACCCTCGCTGTTCTGCCTGAACGTCGTCCATCGTCCTGGTTCAAGGACACGGACTTGCTTCACCTCTTTCGTGTCGAACAGCCCATCTTCTTCCTCCAGCAGCTCCATGATTCGAAGCTGTGTGAGTCTGCCTTTCTGCAAGCGCCAACCGAGCAAACTCTCGGGGTGCACCTTCGCGAGATAAGGACGCAACTTTAGAGCCTTCTCATCCGCGATGGTAACTGCCTCAATTGGGCGCTTGGGATACTCGGCCAGCATGCCACAAAGACCATACGACATCGCGGTAAACATGATGTCCGCTGCGAACGTGTCGAGGTTGACGCCCGAAGTAGTGACATCATCGAGCAGTGATTTGACCGCAGGTGGCACGTCGTCACCGATTGTGATAGGCTTACTGAACGGCTTCGAGGAGAGAGTCACTGCCGTGCGTTTGAACGCGGGGAACAGCGTGGCCGTCTTCAACCGTGCTGAGTACGAGTCGTCTTCCTCGTTCGGCCACTTTGGCAAGTACTTGGTCGACGCTTCGCGCATCGCAGTCGTGCCGCCGAGCAGCTTGGTCACCAAGTCCCAGTCTTCGCGCAACTTCAGCACAGCCTTCGATGGCTTCGCTACCGAGCTGTAGTCGACGCGATTCGCCTGTGATGTAGCAACTGCAACCATTTTTAAGCCCTCAACGGTTCGATGTGAGCCTCGCGGTCCACGATTGGGAATTCTTTCACGACGTAATAGCCTGCAGCGTCGGAAATGTGCGTTAACTTTGGATCAGCCTTCTTGTCGATTTCGCCTGAGCCACCCTCAAGCGTACGAACGCCTTCAAAGTCACTGACCAAGTGCGGACAATGCTCGGGGTCGACCATCATTCGAACTTCTTTAACACTGTTCTGCAGCCGTGTGTTGACAGCGTTGACCCGTGACCGTTCAGCCGGGTTTGCCCGTGGTACCTGGAACGAGACGCGATCACCGAAGTGCGCGCGCATGCCTCGCTTGATCAGGTCCCAGTCCGAGCCATCGACCTTGGCTGTGCCACGCGCACCACCAGTCGCATCACCATAGCACCGAACTTCACCGTCATGCTGGCCCCAATCAGTTATGACACGCTGGCAAACTGCAGGAGTGTTACTGTTGCGAGGAATCCAAACCTCGCCCATCCATGCCGTGCCGATGATTGGCTTGTCGAGTAGAACTGCACCACCTGTACCCCTTTCGAATTGGTTCGGTAGTGTCACTTCTTGACAGATGACCGCAACGCCCGGTTCGACGTTGAAGTCAAAACATACGCTGAGTGGTGCCGACCTGTTGTACAGATGACGTAGCGGTGCGGTGTGCGTTCCTTCTTGGAAGGGATAGTAGCATCGACCTTCGAAATTAACGAACGATGCCTCATACTCTTGCTGGAACACAAGCTCATCGAGCTGGCGGCGTGCCGCAGCGACTTCTTCCGGGTCAAGAACTTCCGAGCTGGGCCAAGAGTAAGAGGCCCAATCCGGATCGACACCACTAAGTGCGTACTTGTGCAAGTCATAATAGTGGTTCCGTCCTTCAGGCACTCCAATCAGCCAGCACCAACCTCTGCGGTCAGACAGCGCAGGACGAACGTGCTCGCCCCAGGTGCGCTTCTTCATATTCGCATACTCGTCGAGTACGCCACCGTCCCAGGGCGAGCCTTCGATGCGCTCGGGTCGGTCCATTCCGATCACGTGAGCTTCTGCGCTATTCTCAAGCGTGACCTTCAGATGCGACTCACTGATGCTTCGGATGAAGACCGAAGGAAACATCGCCTTCAGGTCTTTCCAATAGATCGAGTTCGCTTGATCGCGCGTCGGTGCTGCCGCGAAAAATCGGGGGTCGTCCCAAGGCGTGTCATTTGCTGTCAGCGCCGAAGTGACTATCTTGCGTTTCGCACGTTCGGTCTTACCCGAACGCCGGCCAGCCGGCACGACCTTAAAGCGCTTGTTCTCTGTGCTGAGCCGAAGACCTTCAGGGTTCGGAATCAGCGGATACAGGCGCTTAGGAGCAAGAGCCTGCAGCATTAAAAGTTCTTCGTTTTCACGCCGTTGTTAGGCAAAAGCGCGCCGACGACGCCAGCTCTCACCATCTTGATTATGGTCAGCCCGTTACGGAAGGCCCAATGCTGCTCATGACCATACGGATAACCAGCCATCGCGGCGATATCCGCTGCTGGTATCTTACCAATCAAGTGCTCGTAATTCATCGAGTCCTTGTGCGCCTTCGAGCCACGCCTTGTCTCAGCGATAGCGCTGCTGACTGAAAACTCCCCACCCATGGACGAACCAGCGGGCTTACGGGGGTGTTTCGATGGGTCCCAGGTCATGGCGTGGTGCTCCTGTGGCAGGGGTCGTACGGGTGTGAGAGCGGGTCGCGCGGGTACCGCCGTGGGCTCGGGCTGCGCTCGGACGGGTGCCAGGCTATGGGTATAGCCCAGAGCACCACTATTCGGGGAGACTTAGCCCCTGAGACGCGGTGCGCGGGTCAACTGTGCGCGGGTCAACTGTGTCGAGGTGGACAGGTTAGGACCGTGACTGACAGCTGCGCCCGACACGCCATACCCCACCCTGGTCGCGAGCTTGATGACGTCACCTTCAGTGATGGGATCGAAAGAGCCCTCCATGAAGTCTGCCACAGTAACACCCTTCGACTTAAGAAAGTCACGGATAGTCTTCTTTTGTCCACGTGTGCCGCCAGCGGTCAACGCTTCAGTCAGAAGGTCGTGTGCCTTCCGAAAGTCCATCGTGGACGCGCCACCACTGCTGTTCCCAAACTGGCCACCAGCAGAACTGCCAGCGGGAACACGGGGATGCTCGCTCGGATCAAAGTTGCTCATTTAGTGTCGCTCCTTGAACACCAGCCCGCGGCCGGCTTGTAAGACCATTTTCCGTCA